CAGGTGTGTATCATTGGCCGCTATAGAATTACCAAAATAACCATACTCTTGAGGTGATGGTTCTGTTAATGTTGCGACAGGAGTGGTTAAGTCGGACTTATCGTAAGCATATACTACACCTTGATTGATAAATCCACCAAGATCCTCATAATCAGCTGAAATAAATAATTGAGTATGGTTGGATGCTACGACACTCTCCCCGAACCGATCACTATATCCACCCCACGGGTCAGTATCGCTGCCGTTAGGGTTATGGATTATGATAGGGTCCGCATCGATGTCATATACGTCAAACAAGTACAGTCTTTCCAGATATTTGTTAGTACCAGAAGTTCTGTTACCTTCAGCCACTCGTGCCATCAAATAGGTCGGAATTGGTGGTCCTACGTATGGTGGGTTGTCTGCGTCTACACCGGCAATTACTTGACCGGCATTAAACACCGCACCCGCTAAAATTTGATTTGCCATTTGTTCTAAATTCCTTTAAGTTTTATGCTAAGTCTTTGTCATGGTTGAGGCCGCCTTTCTTCTTCTTGACGATGAAAGCGTTAACCCTTGCCATTCCCCATTGTTGTGGTGTGGTGCCTGGGCGGTGACCCGTTTTCCATGCAGCAACCCCTCTATTATATACTTTACGCAAAGTGTCCGATGATATACCAGACTTCTTTGACTTCGCTGCGATACCATCTGGACCTTCATCAAGATCTAGGGTATCATACATTCCATATCTCTTTTCACTGAGATATTGTTTAAATTTTATCATGCCAAATCTCCGATCATTTGTGCAAGTGCTTTGCGATCCATATCCAGTCCAAATTTACGAATTGCATTCGCGGCATGGAATTCATGAGACCTTCCGTCACCAGACTTCTTCAATTCTTTTTTGATATACTGTGCAACTTTAGTGTATTTATTCTTATTAACAGTCTTGGCTCCGATCTTATGCATTAAATCAGTTACCCAGTTTTCTAGTATATCGTTTTCTTCTGCAACACAATTAGGGACCATCTTGTTCCCTTTCTTCTTCATACCAACTTCTTTGTACCCATCCCAACAATCTTCATCGTACATGTCTTTAAATGACTTGGTGTACTTGGATGGTTTAGTCTTAGCGGTCTTATCTCCAGGCGCTGGTTTATATGCAGATGAATCGTCGTCTGCTTTCTTACCATGTTTCTTGAAGTGTGCATCACGCTTTACCTTAGTAGACTTTTCAAGTCCCTTGTGGTAGCGAGATGGTTGAGTACCCTCACGGTCTTTGATATCTGGATCCTGTGACTCATACCTGATTATAGGACCATCTGTCCTATAATCTTTTTTACGCATGATACTTTTACCATATACTTGAAACTTACCGTCATCATATTTCACAACAACGGGGATGTTTATATCAGACTGTATATCTTTCAATACTGGCTGGATATCGGTATCTCCATATTGCTTAATGCCTTTGCCCTTATTCTTTACAATTTTCTTAAGCAGACGTTGGAGTTCTGTTACCTTGATAGCAGGGTCATTTCTCTTATCGTTCATACGGTCTGCAAAGTGTGGTGTAAATTTAATGTCAATGTTGAACTTCTTCAACATACGATCACTGAACTTTTTTAAATCGTTAAGTTGCGCTTGGGACACATTTTCGGAGATCAACTCCACAGCCTCTAGCCACTTGCGCATCTTCTTACCATCGTTGGTTTCAACGATAACGTAGTTTGCACCTAGGACGGATATAGTAGCAACCTCATCACTTTCTTTGATTACTACCATATCCCCTACCTCGAACAATTCACCTTGCACGAACTTCTCTCGTGTTTCGGATACTGTCTCTAGTTCTAGGTGATTACGGAATTCACTGGCTTCCTTTAATCCCATACCTCTACGCACGTCGTTGAATAGCTTACGTGTGTCTGGATTGGACATGGATTTAGGAACACCCTGTGAGAAAGAAACGAAATCATTATTAGATGCGTTCTCTCTTTGTTTTGAAGCTGACATACCTTCAATACCAATAGAATCTGGATCTCTCTTACCGGCAGATACTATTCTGATATTCTTGAAATTATAAAAACCATGTCTTGCTTTCTGTCCGTTGTACTTGTTCAACAGGACTTCGAATTCTGTAATTCTGTCGTCACCGACAACCATAGTTACTGACTTATAACCTTGGTCATACAGTGCGACCATGGCGTTGATAGCGGTCTTAACAGACTTATCTACCATGATATTCCGTGCATGTTTCGGAAACATCTTACGAGTGTGTTTGATTTTATCGGAGTACGATAGCGGATTCTTCTTTGCGTCCTGTGATTGTGACGCAAATACTTTATAGTCTGATTTCCCAGACTTCATCGCTAACGCATCCATTACCTTGCCGTGTCCCACCGTAGGTGGATTCATACGACCAAACGTGAAATATACTTCGCGTTCCTCTTCAACAAGGTATTGACTGAAATTTTTAATCACTTTTTATCGCCTTTGCCTCGGTTGCGTTTACGTTCCATCTCTTGCTTTCGAACGACTTTTATAAGCTTACGAGCATTACGATCTATTCTTGCTTGTATGGCAGGCTTCTCCATTCTCTTCTCGATATCTTTCTTACGAGAGAATGACATCTCACCCTTATCTTGACCTTTAGTAATCTTTGAGACTACTGCCTTACGTGCTTGTTTACGTGCACGTTTCTTCAAGGTGTCCATAGATGCAGTTTTTCTTTCTGCACGTTTTCGCGCCATGGCGATTCGTGCCTTATTCTTTTTCATTCGCATCGCGAGTTTTCGACGTTGTGCCATGTCGAGTACTTCCGATACCATATCTTTAAATGACAACATAGTCATCTATTCCTCTATTGGTTTATTCCATATTATCTACGGGCTGAATCCCAACCCTTTAATATATCGGATGAAAAGTTGTTGTATGAAAATTCCATACGGTCAACCAATTTCACCGCGTCACCACCAAGCGTATCAATTGCAACGTATCCTTCTTCACCAGTCACTTTGTAACCATTAGAAGTTTTCACGAAAGTATCAATCGATTTAAGTTTGTCTAAACTATTTATAAGTTTTAATTTGACTAAAACAATTAATTTTTGCAATTCAAACATCTTAACTAGATTAGCCTTGTTTGTATCGGAGAAAAACTCCATCTCATCCTTCATTTTGGCAATCCAATTGTCCTTACCACGTTGAGATTTCTTGCTTGCAATCTCTTTTTTGTAGTAAGCTTGTCTATTACTTATCAATCCCTTAACATGCTTTTTTGAGTCTGGGAGTAAGGACCCTGCACGAACGAACGAATTATTGTATGTTTCAATCGCCTGTGCGATATCAGGATTATCTGCGAGGGTCTTAATAGTGGTAGCAGAAGTCTGCTTGAACAAACGACCTATCTGGGTTAGTAGATCATTGACCGCTTTGGTTTCACGTTCAGACATCGTAGCATTAGTTGCGTCTTTCAACATTGCATCCTGTGACCATACGTTTACAGAATTGCGAAATTTCGACACGTCAACCCCATATGTCGCTCGCATCGACTCAAACGTATCGCCAGTGTATGTTGTGTGCCATACGATACCGATCTTAGCAGCACGTACTTCTTTCGCCTGATCATAGGGAACTGCGTATGCGATTGTGTTCGGGTGGAACACACTATACTTCTGACCATCGATGGTCTTAGTAGTGACATCTCCGTCACCAAATAAAAAGTCGCCTTGCACAACACCATCGATTCCTAGTGACGGTAAATACTTGAGTGCGTCTTTCAACTTAGAGTTCAGATCACCTGACGTGTCCGCGTCGATGTCTGCGTCGGTCTTGTAGACCTTTGGGTTCTTGTTGAAGATACCTTTCTTAGCAACGAAGAACTTACCGTCGGATGGATCAATACCACAGAATACCGCAGGCGCACCGTCCCATTTCACTGACACACGACCACTACCAGATCCAGCTAACAAATCCCGCAAACTACGCAGGGCATTGATCGCCTGACGTGTGCCGTCAACTCCACCGTAAAGAACTTTGTCCTCAATGTGAGTCATGTGAGTGTTCTTCTGTTCGGTGATAAACTCTGCAAACTTTTCCATTACCATGCGCCTGGCGCTCCTTTCCTCTTAATGTACCAGATAGTACCGGACGAATCGGTGTCGGAATGTACTCTGTACTTGTTACCTACTGCTTTCTTAACAAGACGACCATACAGTCTTTCACGACCTTGCAGTCCGGTCTTCTTGACATTCTTGTCCTTGGCAGCGGATAAGTGCATATACTTGGGATTTTCCATTTTAATGAACTGAGTAATCATTTTCATAACAGTCGCCATGATACGTAATGCATCACCTTCACCCGTCACTTTTTGTTCACCGTTACGTTCGAAACTAATCTCCCAATCTATGTAATCATCGTCATCGATATGTTCATCACCTTCGATGTTTATATTTAATTTGCCACCATCATCAAGTTCAACTGTAGAACGATACCCTTGTCTTCCGTCCTTCTTTAATACAGCCGGATATGGGTTGTTGAGTGTTTCTTGAAGTTCTGTAAATTCTGTAAATTTTTTCATTATTATTCCTAACTATACTTTAAAAAGACCGAACTTTTCGGGGTCGAAGATGATGCTATACTTATCACTTGGGACATTACTTCATCCGATTTTCTTTTGGTCAACATAGTGTATATGAATTGCATACCTAAGAATTTACTGTATAACCACTCATTGCTATAATCCGCTAAGAATAATGCCATGTCTTCTTCAGTCATGTCCACATCACCTAAGTAATTGTACATCTTGGTGAATTCAGTAATAGTCGTGTTATTAGTAATTCTAGATTTTATCTTAAATTCGCTTTGATTGTGATACTCTCTATCGGCAATACCAGAGAACTGTAATGCTGTCTGCAAGTTACCACCACCAATCTTACCGCCTGCGGCAGTCGTACCTTTAATCTCTCCCTGCCAACCAGACATTACCGAACTAAATGTTCGAATTTGCATATTATACTCTTTACTGCCAAGTTTATAGGTGACATACACGTCCTTACTCGCAGTCCCTGCACGAGGGTATGAAGTCGACCAATCTACGTTCTTACCCATACCAGAAATCGCATACTTAACAAACTTGGCTTCTGGTCTTGGAGTACCTCCGTTGAACTCTTCCTCGTAGCACGTCTTCGCATTACTTGCAAGTTTCTTCAGAGAGACTCCAATTAAATTCTTGTTCTTGTATTCCTGTAACAGTAGTTGGTTAAAATCGTCTAGATTATCTTGATCGGTGTTAAGAGAAAATCCTATTCTCATTGCCCACATGTCAGACGGGTTCCACTTGTTGACGTTAAGTGTTATACCAGCAGCTCTCTTCAACGTCTTATAGTTATTCTCTATACTAGTGACTACTGTACCACCTCGCAAAAACTTATAGTTACCTGTCCCCAACTTACCTGACAATTTATTACTGATAACTACTGCTGAATTCTTCCATGCCTCATCTAATCCATCGAGACATTGCTTCAGAGTTCTATCACAATCGGTAAATCTGGATATAGTAGAAGCGTCCAATAAATCGATTGCCTCTAACCAACTGTTTAAACTACTTCCTTTCTTTTGACGGGCGGCAGATACGTATGCGTGAAAACATTCACCTAGTGCGGTAATCTCATCACCGGCACCTGAACCACCTTGTCCACTGAATGGTGCCTTATCTATCTTGGTCCAAGAATAACCATTAAATATAGGAAGAAACCTACTACCCATCTTAAAAGCACTATTGACTTTACTGATATCTCTTTTTTTAACAGCAGATATCCAAGAAACAACTTCGTCAGTCATGTTAACTACTTGCTTATTGGTTACACCTGCGAACTTGATCTCTTTACCGTTTTCGATCTCGATTGCTACCTTCTCTAGGTAACCTTTATCGAATTTAGCATCTGATCCAGTAAAATTTGCCATCTCTAGAATCCTCTTTACTCTAAGTTAGTCCCTAGAGTATAACAGATACTATTTATATGTCAAGAGCATTTGTACTATTTTCTTCGTTATATTGGGCGATAGTATCTCGTAATGGACGCACCCAGTTGTCACGATGTTCGATAAACACCTGTGGTTCATGGTTGTCGACAGAGATAATAGTCACAAGTTGGGTGATAGGCATACCCGTGCGTTCTTCCCACATAATAGAATATGCAGACTCTTGCATGAAGTAGTTCTTGATCCAGTCAAGACGTTTGGGTTTCATGGATGTCTTGTAGTCAATGATGGAAGGTTTGCCATCAAAGATGCCCACACAATCCACACGACCAGCGACACCTAGGTGCGTAGAGTAGAGTGGTGCTTCTTGAGCGTAGACTGTACCAAGACGTTCATCAAGGATGGGTTTGAGTTTCAGGAAAGACTCGATTAAATCGGGAGTACGTTTGGTCAACGTTTGTTCACCAGTGTCGATATTCATCGCCATGTACTTGTCATAGTCGGGGTCGTTGTTTACGTACTGTTCACAAATTTCGTGAACCGCAGTACCACGCGTAGATGCGCGATAGGAGATACGGTTTGCTTCTTTCTCACCGACACGAGCACGCCACTTTGCAATGGAGTCACGGGACAGTATAGAAAGGACCGTAGTGATAGAAGGTAGTTGAATACCTTCGGGAGTTTTGTATTGACGGCCCATGTCTGTAGTAACAGCAGTCATTTCGGTCAAAGGGATAGGTTCGTGTGTAAACATAATATAGTCCAGTTCAATTCAATATACCAGTATTATAACATCTTTTAGAAACGTTTGTCAAGGGCAAACGGTGACTATTTTTACGGTATTGGTCAAATAAGAATCCCCACGAATACAGGGGCTCAAGTGAATGGTACTTCATGTGTCGGAGAACCGTAACTTGTGGGATTGAGGTCTCCCATCTGCTCTGGCATTTTTAACATGCACGTTGTGAGAGATCGCAGTTATCAAGTTAGTGCGCTTGGTGCGCATCGTTCTTCTCTAGTACCGAGCCCCCGTATTGTGGGGAAATTCGTGAAAAGTGGTGGAGCCGATAGGGATCGAACCTACGACCTATTCCGTGCAAGGGAATCGCTCTCCCAACTGAGCTACGGCCCCACAATTCTTACTAAACTACTTTTCCTTATTTATACTCTTTTCTTTCTTGACAGATTCCTCTGTCTTTTTGTCTTTACCGAAGATTTTATCCCAGTTATCTCTACCTTGTTTTGATAACGTCTTAGACTGTATTGCGTCTCCGGTTATGTCGTTTCTACTTACCATCTTCTTTCGCTTTGCTCCACCAATCTTTGGTAACTTTATCGGTGTACTTGTGTGAGTATATGAGAGTGATGCCACCAAAAACCATCGGACATAACATCACTCCAAGTATTCCTATTAAACCAAAATCAAACATTTTCAATCTGGCTCTTTACCCAATCTAGTTCTTGAATGATTCTGTTATACCATGCGACATCAATTTCAGAATTGTTAGGATTGTTTGCTTCCATCCTAAGTTGTTCCATTCGTATGTCTATGTAGTCACACCTTATAAATTCTTTTTTAGACACTCTATCTAAGAATGCTTTTTTCGCTAAGGTCAAGCATTCTACATTACTATTACTATTACTCATTGGACACACCCTAATTCTCTGCGCGAATCTTCGTCGTTGTTAGTTACACAGAGACCAGTAGGCAACTCTGTAGGTACATATCTCATCAAGTCTGGGTCATATAAACTATTTTCTAAGAATGATACCAGATTAGATATCTCTTCCTCAGACAGATCTAGGGGAGTGAATCTATAGTCTATATCTATAAGATCTACATCTGGGTGTTGTGGTGTCGCCGCAACTTTGTATCGTACCACTTCTTCAACACTAGTGAATGATGCACCGTGACCGAATACTTCTGTGTCTGTCAGATTATATAGAGGCGGTACCTTAAATGCATACTTCTCCATATCGTCACCAGTAAAACCAGCGCGGCCTTCTCTAACACCTTCACCGACTTCACCGATGATATCGTCCCACATGTCTAGATCGTGGAATCCAAGTGTCATAAACACTTCACTTGCAAGAGAACCGACAGGAGATGAAAGAGCGGGACCGTTGTGACACGAGTGACAGTTACCTTTACCGAAGAACACTTTCGCGCCTTCGACTTCTTCTAAAGTCATCGCGTCTTCGTCACCACGTAAGAAGTCTTGAAATGGTGCTTGGTTTGCGAGAATGGTTCTCTCGTATGCGGCAATCGCAAAAGATGCTGCTTCTAACATATCATTAGGTTGTGAGGTACCGTATGCCGCTTCGAACATCATCCGATACTTCTCATTAGTAGTGAGCACAGAACCTTCTTCTACATTCATGCGATGTACACCTAGACCAGCAACTGCTTGAGTCTCTAGACCAGCAAGATTACGTAGGTTAGCCTCTTTAGGAGTGCCTTCAGTGAAGTGCCTTTCAGGGTCAATACCAATGTTAACTATACCTCCGATCACATTGCCGAACTGTCCGTTCCACAACATGACTTCTTGATATGCAGTATTAAGTACTGTGGGTGATGTCACAGGTTGTACATCAACTGTTGAAGGGTCAACTCCAGCAGCAACTGTACGATGGTCAAACCCTACACCGCCTTCACCAATACCTTGACGAATACCGGACTTGAAACCATTCTGTCCGTTGTGACATGAAGCACAGGACCACGTGTTATCCATATCTGTCTGGTTGGTTTCAGTAGACGTGATTCCCGTCTCGTGATAAATGAACTTACCCAACTCTACTTTTTCAGCAGTAATAGGGTTACTTGGATCTTGAGGGATGTTTAGAAAGTCATCACTCTCAGGTAAGATATACCCTTCGTAAGAACCTGTCGGGGATGTAGTACTCATCACAGTTTTTAGTTCTTCAACGGCAATCTCAAGTGCTGTTAAGGTAGGTGCTGGGGGTGGTGCGATGGTAACAGGTTCTGGTGCAGATTCTGAACCACCTCCAGAACATGCGCTAAGAACAGTAGTACATAATACTACGGATAATAGTTGTTTCATTGTTTCGATCTCTCACTTCTAATAATAAAATGGCCGAGGGATAGGGATTCGAACCCTAGATACGCTATTAACGTATGCCAGTTTTCAAGACTGGTGCATTCAACCGCTCTGCCATCCCTCGATTTATTTAAACATGATACACTAATTGACAGGAGTTGTCAACCCCACTTTCATATTTTCTGGCGCGGGTGATAGGAGTCGAACCTATGACCTTCGGTTTCGTAGACCGACGCTCTATCCAGCTGAGCTACACCCGCGTAGAAAAGTTGGCTGGGGTGGAAGGATTCGAACCTACGAATGACGGGATCAAAACCCGTTGCCTTACCACTTGGCGACACCCCAAACCTGTTTGCTCTACTGGGCACCACTGATTCAGTTATTTTAAAAGGGGAATCAGACCCTTAGTTTTTTCTCAATCCTTCTTTGCCTTTGTGAAATCTTCCCCAGATACAGTGTGCCACTTCATGACCAATAAGTTCCGGTTCGTATTTCCATTCAGGATCCTTTATGTATATCTTACAAGTTCCCTTAGATTCGTTCCAAAGAGTGAAGGCGCTAATATTGTTCCACTTAACGCCTAAGTACTGTTTACGTACAGAATCATATTCCATTTGGTTCTTTAGTAAAACAAACTCGACCTTTGGTGTAAGATTTTCTCCTTCCTTAACAAGGAATTTAAAATTATCTTTAGCATACCTTCCCAGTCTCTGAGCATCTGCTGAAACCGATAAGACTAATAGGAATATTAATAGTTTTCGCATAATTGTAAACAGTAAAAATGGTCGGAGATGTAGGATTTGAACCTACGACCCCTGCACCCCAAATGCAGTGCACTACCAGACTGTGCTAATCTCCGTTAATTGTTTGAAACAAATTCGTTGATGACTTTTACCCTTTCCATGATATCTTGCATATTAGGGTATGTCGGAAACTCTGGGATGGTATCAACGCCACCAGTTTCAATCAAGACTTCTCGGCGATTTACTTGAGCCCAGTACTCATCTGTTAGGACATTTCTTGCTTCGTTAAAGATTTGGAACCGAAGTTCGTATGGGTTTGGATTAGACATAATTGTCTCCTTTTGTGTGTGTTTGTGTGTTGAGCAGTTTTCCACATACTCAGGTGACGGGCGTAACGACCAGTGCAAGTTTAAAGTCATTCCGAGACTAATTGGTGGGGAGAGGTGGATTCGAACCACCGAAGCTCTCGCGTCAGATTTACAGTCTGATCCCTTTGGCCGCTCGGGAACCTCCCCTAGTGGTTATTTGAGTTGATCTTTTGAACTGGATGAACTATTTGATCCAGTCCCTGTACCACTACTTTTACCGTGACCTAGTCCACGCTTACCTTGTCGGAACCGATTGACAAAGTAAATGACCACTGCTACTAGAAAAACTACCGCTAATACTTCCATATCTTTCTCCTTAGTCGAGGATAATTTCCTCGCGCTTCTTCTTAGCAGGTTGGCGAATTCCAAGGTAAGTTTCGAGAATCTCGATCTCCTTGTCCTTACGCTTCTGCCACTGTTGCTCCGTTCGAGCAACCCCTTTCTTGCTGTTCTTCTCAAAGAACTTTGACTCTGTGAGTCTCTCTAATGCACCTTCACGGCGACGACGATCTTCTAACTTACCTCTCATAAACGCTCCTAGTTTCTTTATTAAGATCAATGGAATCTATATAAACTGACTCGTTGACATAATCGCCTTTGGGTATGGTTCCTTGTTCAAAAGGTTTATCATCATACCTGTTAACCCAAAAACGTACGACCTTACCTTTATCATTAAGGGTATACCCACAAAGTTTTTCATTGGGATATGCATAATATGAACCATTAAAATTACCCTCTTTATCAAAGGGATTGCGCAGTCCATTTGACTCATGTTCCCTAGCAGTAATATAGGGGGATACCGAAATAAATTCTTTCTCTACCATACTTGGTCTAGTAGACACTTTTGATGGCATTCCAAGTGCATCTCTCATAAACTATCCTCATTTCCTCATTATAAAATTGGCGGAGCGGACGGGACTCGAACCCGCGACCCCCGGCGTGACAGGCCGGTATTCTAACCAACTGAACTACCGCTCCAGATTCTTCTTAAATATGTATGCTCGGTATCCGATGACTCCAAAACAAAAATGTCGCCTTCCTTGAATGAGGATATAGATAAATCTAATTTCTCCTCATCTTTGTTCAACAACTTGACCCCATTGATGTCTTCTTCGAATTTATAACCTAAGTAAAACATTGAACTCACGAGTTCTCCAAATCATGTACATGTAACTGGATCAATGCATAATGGAGAACCTTCATTAGGTCTTTACGAGCATCATCCTCAGTACCTTTCTTACCATACCGTTGTGCATACTTCAACACGTTTCCAATACAAAACCCTGTACCATGACCACCGTCAACAATAAATTCAGTCGCCTGAAACTTGTCTTTGGCATAATGCTGATTGTATGTCGCATCGATATATTGTTTGAACTCATCAATCAACTTACCTTCACTAAACTTATAGTCCACAGTACTAATATCAGCAGCTTCTCGCATTGTTACACCGTTCGAGTATCTCTCAAACTCTACCGTCTCATTAGTATAAGGTGGAGTGTGTGCATAAATCGTTTTACTCATATTACCATTCTCTCAATATAGTTGTGCCTAACATAAACAATGAAACCGTGTTCAACATAATCAACGCACGGTCTTTCCATATAACAGATACCCAAGTCCATAGTATAATGCCTGCGAACCCGATTGTCAAGTCATACATGCGATAGTCTGGTCCGGCAGATCGCATCGCCATTGAAATTAAAATCAAAATAGAAGCGACCCACTTGAGATACCAATCGAAGTCATCGGGGTACCACGAACGATCCGGTTTAGTTCGACCATCTGCTCTTACTTGAGGGTCTCCGTTCACGATTTACTTCCGATAGTACGACGAACGATATCGTTGTGATTGAACTCTGCCCAATACAACTCAAATGCAACTCCGTCTTTGAGACCTTCGAACTGGTGAATCTTTCCTGGCTTGACTTGAGTGAACTCTCCCGCACGTAGAATGGTCTCATCGACAAGACCGTCTTGGTCATCTTGCCATACGCGCACGATCATCTCACCAGATTCTACGAAGAACCCGTTCCACTTATATTCATGGAGATGTTCGGAGCACTTGAAACCTTTCTTGTATTCGATACGATGAAACTCTAGAACGCCATTCGCATGAATGAGTTCTGTCTGTCCCCAAATCTTTCCTG